GGAAGGATAAATATTGGTTTGAGAAAACATCTAGAAAGTATTCTGATGAACAAGTGCTAGACTTTCTTCTAGCAAATTTTGTAAACGCTGACACACCCCAAAACCTATGGATCGGAGAGATAATCAACAGTGGCGAAAGAACATACGCAGAGTGGATGAGACGGAGACAGAGTATGACTTATATTTTCAAGGAGCAGTCAGAAAAACTTCTTTCAGAGAACGACTTATCGAAAGTATTCAGTTGCTCAAAGGGTCATCCCCTGTTGTTAAAAAAATATCTGGGTGGAGAGATCTCGCTAGAAACGCTTACGATACTGGAAAAAGTCTTTTCTTTCGTAAAAAATTTTGATAAGAAATTAGATGATCCAGTGTGGGAATCCGTAAGTTTAAAAATTAAAAAGTATAATCCTTTCCTAAATATTAATATATTCCAGTATAAAAAAGTCTTGCGAGAACTGATAAATGAGTGAATTTTTTGAGTCTGAAATAGTTCGTCAAGAACTAGAAGAGATTAATGAACTTCAGAAATCGATCTATGGGAGTTTATTCTCCTTTGCTGCGATGAAACGTGAAGATAAACTGGAACATGTTGAAATGTTGATTGAATTATTAGAAAAACAACGTATCATGTATACAAGATTATCTCTTTCTAATGACCCTGAAGCGGTCAAAATGAAAGAGGATCTAGAGCGAAGTATTGCAGTTATGGGATTTCCAGAAGGAACAGATATACAAGTTATATTTGAAACTATGGATCAAACCATTGCAACTCTAAAAAAACAAGTTGACTTAATATAATTTTCTTGTTATAATATAAACATCCAACGAATCCAATTTAATCCGAGGTATCCAATGTCGTTTGCTAATCTTAAAAAGCAATCAAAACTAGGCTCTCTTACACAAAAACTTGTGAAGGAAGTCGAAAAAATGAATAACACTGGTGGTAACACAGATGACCGCCTATGGAAATTAGAAGTAGACAAAACAGGTAACGGCTATGCTGTTATTCGTTTCTTACCTGCTCCTAACAGTGAAGATCTACCATTTGTAAAACTATACTCCCACGCCTTTCAAGGACCAGGTGGTTGGTATATTGAAAATTCTTTGACTACTCTTGGTCAAAAGGATCCTGTTTCTGAGTTTAATACTACTCTATGGAACAACGGCACTGATGCTGGTAAAGAAACTGCTCGTAAGCAGAAGCGTAAGCTAACTTATATCAGTAACATCTATGTTGTAAAAGATCCTGCAAATCCTGAGAATGAAGGTAAGGTATTCTTATACAAGTACGGTAAGAAAATCTTTGATAAACTCACTGCTGCAATGCAACCTGAGTTTGAGGATGAGGAAGCAATTGATCCATTTGATTTCTGGCAAGGTGCTAACTTCAAATTGAAGGCAAAGAACGTTGCTGGTTTCAGAAACTATGATAGTTCTGAGTTTGCTCCTGTATCTCCATTACTAGATGATGATGAGGCACTAGAAGGACTCTGGAAGAAAGAGTACTCTCTTGCAGAATTGGTCGCTGCTGATCAGTTTAAGTCTTATGATGATCTGAAGAAACGTCTTGACTCTGTTCTTAGAACAACAAGTACCAGACAAGATCCTGAAGTATCTGATGAAGATGCTTTCCGTGGTTCTGCTCCCAATTTTGAGAGTCGTAGAACTGCTGAAGCGACTGCAGAAGTTACCACAGCATCTAATTCAGATGATGATGACGATACAATGTCCTACTTTCGACAACTTGCCGAAGCTTAAGACATAGTAATATTTGAATTTTCAGTCCTCACAGTTGTCTCATCAAGATACTGTGAGGATTTATCATATACCATAATATCTCTCATATCATTCAAGAATTGTTGTAGATGTCCTAATTTTAAGAGGTGTATATCTTTTTTATCTTCATTAATACGAACTTCATATTCATAATTACTAATACCAGTTCTAACATTTGTACCTGATACTGATTGTCTTCCATTATCATAGTAAGTAAATACAAAATCACTATCAACTACTTTACCCTTTGGGAGGATTATCCTTTCACCAGAATTTTTAATTTCTTTAGTTTCATAAAAACGAGTAGCGTTTATATTACCACCATATTTGTCTAGTGCGAAATCATAAATATCTGAATCAGATAATGGCCATTCATTTCTAACATTAATAATACCAGCAGTAATTAATACAACCCAATCAAGTTCTGCAGATCCATATACTTCATCTGCAACCATATCTGGATTATATCCCATTGGGATTTCATATTTGTCAAATAATGTAAATGCACTTTGTAGATCATCACGTAATTTGATCCTTCTAAAGATATTTTTGACTTCAATATAATCTAATGAAGAATTCTTATCAGATAAGAATGATGGATATTCTAGATTTGGTAACTCTTTAAAATAACTCATTTTAGTATCCTACCCCTTCTACATCTTCATAATCTACATCATAAATTGGTTCAAGTTCTTTGAATGATAGATCCATTTGCATAGAAACTGGTGTTCCATCAGCATAAGTCATGTGTGATGCTTCACCAGTATAATTAACCGCCATATCTGTTAAGAAGCACTGTTTAAATTTATGTAAGAATGGATGCTCACTACTTCCAGTCATATATCTCAACTCAAAAACATTAGGGGTTTTAAGGAACCAAGATCCACCTTGACCTGGTGATGCTTTTGTTTTTGGAGCCATATTTTGTTTAAATGCAAGAATAATTAACTTACATTGTTCTGCTTCTTTTTGATTACGAGGCATCATCTTCCAAGAGAATTTAAATCCTCTTAAAGTTGGACCATTAAAGAGAAGTTCCATATTTGGATTAAATATTTCTCCATTTTCTCTGGCCATCAACTGTTCCATAGTTATATTACCACCAAATGTACCTAATGCAGCTGTAGTTAATTGTTTTTTCAACAAATCTGCTGCTTTATCACCACCACCAACACCTCCTGTTAGTGCATCTTTAAATCCACTAACAGCATCAGTCATATTATTCATATATGTTTTATCAGGATCACCTCCAGGTGCGTCCATTGCTTTTCTTATTCCCTCTGCTGCAGATGCTTGAAGACTATTCATCTTGCTATGACCAACATCAACAGAATTACCATCTTGAACTGCATTTGGAACGGGTAATAATATAGAACCCATATTCACTAATGCAGATCTTGATAATCCTCTTGGTCTTGTACCACCAACTGCTGCAGCTGATGTTAATCTTCGATTACCTGAAGATGGATTTGAAATTAAACTACCACTACTTTGTTTAACTGACTTATATTCAACAATATCTATTTGTAGGTAATCTGTATTTGCTGTTAGTGCTTGATATGGATATCTTAAAACACCACCTTTCTTCTTTCTTCCACCTCTAGCAGAATTATTAGAAGGTGGTATTTTTTTCTTTTCTGTAACTGTATTTTGACTTTCTACTACTGTACTTTTAACTTCAGGACGTTCTTTTGCTTTATTTTGTAATTCTATAGCTTTGTCTACAGTAAATCCACCTTTAGTATCATTACTATCAAATAATTTTCCACCCAACATCTGTTATCGACCTCTATTTTTAAGTATTTAGCAAGAATCTTGCGAAAGGTATTCCATTAAGATCATTTCTCTCTGCATTAGTCACTTCATACAATTGTCCAGCAATTTCTGTCCATGTATATTGTCGTGTTTGACCCCAATGAAAGTTTACTCCACGGAATCCCCAAGCAAAAATGTCAGTCACTGCAACAAAGGGGTTTTGGTCGTATGTAATGTTAGGAGTTTTAGGTGTATATACAAAAATATAGTACTGTCCTACATTTGGAACAGGTGTTACCGTATCATTAAGGGCATCCATTAATTCCATCATTAAATCATCAGGATTTTCCATTCCTGTTAAACTTTGTCTTATACTACGAATACGACTCATTTGACTCCTAACTCATTTTCGGTTAATACTTTAAATTCCCACTTTCTATCATTACAGAAATTTCTTGCTGCTTCCCATTTTGCTTGATTCTTTGCATATTCATATGCTTCATACATATAAGTTCTTGTTTGACGTTTTGGTTTTTTAGGTGGACTACATTGTTTAAATGGTTTTACTTCTATGATATATTTCTTAATTTCTCCTCCATTTTCTTTTACTTTCATGTAGAAATCTGGATAATATCTATGTATTCTTCCATCAACAGGAGAACGGTATGGTAAGACAATTTCTTCACTTGCCCACTCTAAAACATTGTTATTCTTGTCACAGTAAACCATGAATTTCTTTTCCCATGATGATCGAAAAATAATTCTAGTTGGATCACCTTTATACTTCTTTGGGTACACTGGTCTATATTTACCTTTATAAGCCATCTAAATAGATAATAATATAAGAAGTCTTACAAGTTATTTAGAGTGCCGAATCCTTTAGCTAAAAAAATGAATATGTTTGATGCTAAGGCGGCTATTGGCCCTTTAGCACAAACTAATTACTATGCGGTAAGTTTATCCACATTAAAACCATCTATTGCAAATTACCTTACCCAACTGGGTATTGCTAATGCAAGAGATTTTCTAGCCAGAAGAGCTGGATTACTTTGTAATGATGCATCTTTACCTGCCTCTGCATTCACTACAGGGGAAGTGAAGGGTGATTTTATGGGAGTTCCACAAGAATTTGCTCATACGAGAATCTATACTGATATTGATTTTACGTTCTATGTTGACGAAAATTATACTGTATTAAGGTGTTTTGAGGGATGGATGGATTATATATCTGGTGGTGCTGATGTTCAACAGTATCAGAAAGGATATTATAGAAGATTAAATTATCCAGATGATTATAAAGTTGATACCATTTACATTACTAAGTTTGAAAAGAATTTTAATAGAAAATTAGAATATCAATTTATGAATGCCTTTCCAAAGTCTGTTAATTCATTACCAGTATCATATGGTAATGCAGATCTTTTAAAGGTAACTGTTAGTTTTAATTATGATCGATATATAATGGATATTGGTCGTATAAATAATTGAACTGAATTGTAACCGCATATTATGCCTTTACCAAAAATTAATACTCCAACCTATGAGTTGGTGCTTCCTTCTACTGGGAAAAAGATTAAGTATAGACCTTTTCTAGTAAGAGAAGAGAAAATTCTTATTATGGCATTAGAATCTGAGGATATAAAGCAGATTACTAATGCAGTCGTAGAAATTTTAGATGCCTGTATATTAACAAGAGGAGTCAAATTACATAATCTGGCTACCTTTGATATGGAATATATTTTCCTCAATGTTAGAGGAAAGTCTGTTGGTGAAACAATAGAAGTTAATATTGTTTGTCCTGATGATGGTACAACTTCAGTAACAACAGAAGTTGATGTCGATTCTATTAAAATTAAAAAGGATAGGAAACATAAGAATATAGTTAAACTTGATGATCAACTTTCAATGAAGTTGAGATACCCATCAATAGAGCAATTTATTGAGAGTAACTTCGATACAGGTGCTAATGATGTTAAAACTACAATGGATATGGTTAGTAGTTGTATAGATATGATTTATAATGAGGAAGAAACTTGGGAATCTAAAGATTCTACAAAGAAAGAACTTGAAGAGTTTGTTGATCAATTGAATACTAAACAATTCAAGAGTATTGAAACATTCTTTGAGACAATGCCCAAATTATCTCATACTATCAAAGTTACTAATCCACAAACTAAAGTTGAATCGGAGGTGGTGCTGGAGGGTCTAGCGGCTTTTTTCAGCTAGGTATGGCTCATACAAATCTTGAGTCATACTACAAGATTAACTTTGCTTTGGTACAACATCATAAATACTCATTAACAGAGGTCGAAAATATGATTCCCTGGGAACGAGAAATCTATGTTTCTTTGTTACAACAGTACATTGAAGAAGAAAATTTAAAGCAAAAACAAACTAGTGGCATCTAAATTACTTCCAACTGAACCAATATGGAGCACTGGCACTTCTGCTAAGGGCGAGTATCTTTCTGTTGGTGATAGGAAGGCGATATTCAGAAAAAGAAAAATAAGTGCAGGAGGTAGTCCTCTTAAAGGTGGTGCTATTATTCCAAAGATGGGTGGTGGTCTTGTACCAGTAACTCGTTCTATTGTTCCTAGTAGTGGTATTGCAAGTTCTATACAACCACCAGAACAAGAAGAAGAAAAGGTAGGTAGTAATGGTATTTTTGCTGAACTTAGAGATAAGATTGCAGTAAATGCAAAGAAGATAACAATAATTAAAAAGACATTACAGAACCATGCATCTACTTTAGGACAGAAACTTCCTGGTTCTGAGTTGGATGATATAAGTTCAGGTATAAAGGATATTGGTGATGCACTTGCATTAGATTTTGCTAATAGGATTGCTGAACATAAAAATGCAATTAATAAATTAAAGTTAGGAGCAAAACAAGACGAACTTGCTGATGAAGAAGCAGGTTTAGAGAAAAAGAGAAAAAGTCTTTTTGGTGGAGTTAGAGAAACAGCAGCAAAGATAATGGGTCCAGCTGTTAGTATGTTTGATAAGATAAAGGAATTCTTATTGAATATATTTGCTGGTCAATTAGTAACTGGTGCTTTTGAATGGTTAAAGGATCCTAAGAATCAGCAAGCTTTACAAGGTTTCTTTAATTGGGTACAAAAGCATTGGAAGTGGATTGCTGGTGCTGCGATTGTAGGAGCATCTGCTATCATCATCCGAAAGGTGATGCAGGTAGTAAAAGCTATTAGAGGTGTTGTAAGATTCTTAAAGAATGGTATTAAGGTAGCATTAAGTATATTTAAATATGGACCTAAAATAGGTAAGTTATTTAAACGAGCTGTTATTGCTGCAGGTGGTAAACAAGTTGCAAAGAAGATATTTGGAAAACAAGCAACTAAAGCAGTAACTAAACAAGTAACTAAAGAGGCAGCAGAACAAGTAACTAAGAAGGTTGTAACTAAATCTCTTACAAAAGTTGCAACTAAATCAGCAGCTAAAGGTATAGGAAAATCACTTCTTAAAAAGATACCTTTTGTTGGATTAGGTATGGGTATTATCTTTGCTGTAGATAGATTGAGAAAAGGTGATTGGGGTGGAGCATTACTTGAAGTTGCATCGGGAGCAGCATCAACAATTCCTGGTGTTGGAACTGGTGTTTCGCTTGCATTAGATGCAGCATTAATTGCCAAAGATGTTAGTGAAGCAAGAAGTATTACTGGTGGAGATAAGATAGATGCTGAAAGAAAAATTGGTGGTCCTATAACAAAAGGTCAGAATGTTTTAGTTGGTGAAGGAGGACCAGAAATAATTACAGCATCATTTACTGGAACTGTTCAAAATGCTAATAAGACTGCACAGATGATTTCTCAAGATATGGGTGCATCTGAAATTAATATGGTTCCTATGGATCTTGGTACAATTAAAACACCTCCACCAGAACTTCCAAAAGTAGAATCACCTACCCCAAATGAACCTACTCAAGTAGATTCTATTAATCCAGCAAATCCTTATATGATGCAAGTACCAGAACTATTGGGAATAGACGTATAGAATGGCTAAGACTGTAGATCATAAACAACTTAAGAGAATAAAGTTGAATATTACTAATATTCGTAGTAGTCTTGTGAGTGCTAATAAAACTCTAGCAAGTCTTCGTGCTGAGAAAGAACTTCTTATAAAGAAACAAATTGAAGAGAAAAAGTTAAAAGATAAAGAAGCGAAAATGGAGAAGAAAACTCCATCAACAGCATTAGGAAAGTTTATAAATCAACCTATTAAATCTGCAATAGGTTTCTTCCAGAAACTTGTTCAGTTTGGTGCTACTGTATTAATTGGTCAGTTAGTGAGTGCTTGGCCAAAACTTATGGAGAATTTTAATAAGTGGAAGGAGAATAATAAAGCAATTATTGATGGTGTTATAAAAACTTTTACTATTATTGGTTCTGGGATTACTGGTTTCGTTAAATGGATTGGTGGTATTAATACATCTGATATTGATCAAAGAACAGCTCAACTTGATAAAGAAACTGATACTGTAATGAAAAATGCAGATGTAGTTGCTCAAGAAGCAGATGATGCTCTTTCTATGACTAATCAAAAAGATGAAACAAGTGGAACACCAGATAATGATAATGATACTAAAGAGTCGAAAGCAGAAAAAGATATAAACAAAGATGCTAAGAAAAAGGATAAAAAACCCAATTTAAAGAAAGATACACCAAAACCTAATTTATCAGGTGGTGGTGCTCCTCCTGACAGAAGTGGGGAAAATACATTTCCAGCTAGAGGATCAAAACTTAAGACACCGAATGGATCATTTATTAAAGGTCTTTCTAGAAATAAGATAGATAGTATATTAGCGACACCTTCTGGTAAATTTTCAGATATAGCAAACATTCGTGTTACTGATAAACTGAAAAGTGAAATAAGACAACACGTATCAAGTGCTTCTGTTAAAACAGTCTCTAATAATAAGGATAATACTATTAAAAAGTTGAATTCTAAACAAACGGGAAATGGTAAGACTAAGACAACTGTTGTTGTTGTGAAACAAACACAAGAAAAAATTGTACCTGTAACAGTATAAGGAGGAGAATATAAATGGCTAGTGCATTAGGATCATCAAAATATGCTAAAATAGATATTCTAAAAACGATATCAAAAAGAAATGGTAGAGATAAAAAGACTAAAATACATGATATTAAAGGTAAGGTAACTAATTTTAGATATTATGAAAGTTTATATTCTCCTGTTACCACTGCTCTTTTGGTATATGTAGATGCTGGTGATTCTCTTAAGAGTACAATACCAATTAAAGGTAATGAACGCTTGAATTTTAAGATTGAATCTAAGTATGGTACATTAGATTTCTCAAAACAGGGAGCTTCTATGCTAATTAATAGCGTTCCAGAAGCAGGTAAAGAATCTAACCGTGAGGCTGTTGTGTTACCATTAATATCAACATATGAACTCAAAGATAAAAAGAAACAGATATTTAAAAAATATAATAATTTAACAGTTGATGATTCTGTACGAAGAATATGTAAGAATGAATTAAAAGCTCCTAAAGATAGGATATTTGTTGATAGTTGTAAGAATGTGTATGATTTTAGAGGATCAGGCAAAAATCCAATAGAATTGATTCTTAAGTTAGCAAAAAAAGCTGTTCCTGTTAAGGGTGATCCTGGATATTTCTTTTATGAAACTCAAAAAGGATTTAATTTTAAATCAGTTAGTGTACTTGTTTCACAAAAATCAAAGGCTACTTATACTTATACTGGTATGTTTAGAGCACAAGATGAAGGTAATGATTATAAAATAATGATGGCACCAAAATTTACTAAAGATCAGGATATAATGCAAGCAGTAACTTCTGGTACTTATGTAAGTAGAAATATATTCTTTAATCCTCAAAATGCAGAATATATTGAAAAGATCTATAAAATTAATGAGCAGGGTAAGATAGAAAAGACACTTGGAAAAGATTTGGATATTGATGAAGAATTAGAAGAAAGTATTACAAGAACAAATATGCATGTTTTAGATGTTGGTAGTTTACAGTCAGGAGTGAGTGATGCTGTTAATAACAGTCCTTTAGAATGGCAAGCAAAATCTACAATGAGGTATAATACACTTCATACTCAGATGTTAGAGATACAAGTTCCTTGTAATCTTAGTCTTGTAGCTGGTGATGTTATAACGGTAGAAATTGAAAATCTAAATGCAGAGAAGTGTAATGAGGGTATTAATAAACATCAAAGTGGTAAATACCTCATATTACATTTATGTCATAGTTTTAGTGCTAACGAATCAATTACTTCTTTAACTTTGGTTCGTGATACATATGGATTACATACAGGTACAAAATAATGGGTCAGGGAAATAAAAAAAGAAAAAGGTATAATACCACAATAACTACTTCTAAATCATCTGTAAGTGATAAAGAATCTCCTTTCTGGATTGGTAAGGTAGTTTCTTTTGAAGCTCAAAAGGAACAAACATCTGGTGTAAAGGCATGGGGAATCAGATATAAGGTTCGTCTTATGGGTGATTATTCTGATAAAGATGATGTAGAAGATAAAGATATTATCTATGCTACTTCTGCTTTAGGTGTAACAGATGGATCTGGTGCTAAGAATATGCTTAAGTCATCAAAAATTTCCCAAGGTGATACTGTAATGGGAATATTTCTTTCTGCTGATGAGCAAGGACCAATTATTCAGAATGTATTACCAAGATCTGCTGTAGAAAAACGTGGTGGAGGAAAATTTGATGCTAAAAGTGGATTTACAGATCAAACTAAGGCAGGACTATTAGGCAATCAAGAATTTAATGAACAAGATAATGTTGCTACACCTGGATTAAAAGATTGTAAGGGAAGTCAGAAAGGTGGTGGTAAAGGTAGAGGTATTCCACTAAAAGGATTGCAACAAATGGGAATAGATCCTAATTTACCTTCTCAAGTAAATGCTATCAAAAAACCATTATCATCTATTACAGATGCATTATCTAGTGTTTCAGATGTTAGTAGTTCTTCAAGTTCTCAAAAAATATCAGATATAGTTAGTAGTATGAAAGGACAAGGTAATAGTGCTGCATATACAGAAATAGAATCTGTAAAAGGTGCATTAACTAATAGAGATCGTTTCTTGATAAAAGATAAAATGAGAATAGAAGAACTTGCTACAACTTTCCTTGATGATAATACTGGACCAGGAAAGGATTTTGAGACTACTCTTGAAGCAACAGAGTCTTCTCAATATCAAGCATTTCTGGATCAAGTAGAAGTTATAGATGAAGAGCTAAATAACTAACAGGATATAATATATACATGACCACAATACCACTTTCATATTCAACAGATCAGATAAGTGCGTACAAATCTCTGATTGAAAATGCTCCTTCTGGATGGGATGATCAGATAGCTGATGTTAAAAATGCTATCCCATCACTTGCTAATGTTAACCCATTATCTGAGAGTGCAATTGAATCTTTATCTTCGTCTGATGCTGCTACGAGGTTAAGTCAACTTGCAGAATATAAAAAACCTTTTAAGGAGTGTGTTAAACCACTTTCACCAACGATTGGTAAGTTTGTGATGGGTGCAGATCCATGTAGGAATAATTTCTTTGATACTCTTGATACGGATCTAAACAACTTTATGAATAAAATCACTGCACTAGATTCACTTCCAGGTGAATTGAGTGGAGAAATAAAAGGAGTTGTTGGTAAAATTCACTCAGCAGCAACTGGATTTGTGGGTCAATTAACAAATGGGTTATCTGATGGATTGAATGGGTGGGTTAAAGGAGGACTTGCTGGTATTTCAACTTTCATATTTACAACCTATGCTGCTACAGGCAGACCAGTTTTAGCTGCTATAGCAAGAATTACTCAAATCCAGAATAGTTTATTGAGTCCAGTAAAAGGAATAATGGATGCAATGAGTTGCTTAACAGAAAAGGTTATGGGTGGTCTGTTTGGTGTTATTGAAGATATGATTACTGGAATGGTTAAGAATGTATTGAGTGTTCCTACTTGTGCCGTTCAAGAGTTTGCAGGTGCTCTTGCTGGTAATATTACTAATGCTATGGATAAAATGGTTTCACCATTTCTAAATCCAATATCTAAAATTTTTGGTGGATTTGGTGTTAGTAGTTTGTTTAAGGTAAAAGGTTTTCTTAGTTCTGGGGTTGATTTAATATCAAAAGCATCTGGCTTGTTTAGTTGTGGTGAAGGTGACAAAGGATGTGTATCTAGTGCAAAGTATAAGATTGGTGGTGGATTAGTACCACCTAAAAGTGATAAACAACAAAAAGGTCTTATGGATAAAGCATTAGAACTTGGTGGACAAATGACTGATGGTGTAGATAAGAAAATTGGTGCTTTTGAAGACGCATATGGACAATGGAATATTTTTGGAACAAAACTTGGTACTCCTGATGGATTATCACCATGTAATACAAGTAATATGTTTAATTGTGGAGCACCTAAGATAGAATTTTTTGGTGGTGATGGTAGTGGTGCTGCTGGAGAAGTTATACTTGGTAAATTTATTGACAAATTAGATAGAGATGATATATTAGGAGCATTTAAGAGAACTGCAAGTATTGCTGGTGTAAATATTACTAGTCCTGGTGAAGGATACACACAAGCACCAATTATTGCTTTTGTAGATAATTGTGATCAAGGATATGGTGCTTTTGGTAGAGCAGTTATTGATGAAAATCAAAATTCACCAACATTTGGTCAAGTAACAGATGTTATCCTTATTAGTGAAGGAGAAAATTATCCAACTGAAGGATCTGATGGAGTAAAGGAATTCTTTATAGATAAGATTATTATTGATGATCCTGGATCTGGATATACACAAGATGATTTTATACCTGATGATAATTTAAAATTAATTGTTGATCCTGATGGAATCATTGCTGGAGTTGAGATTGTTAATCAAGTCCCATATACAGTATTACCAGAGATATTCATTAGAAGTGCGACAGGTTCGGGTGCTGTCCTTAGTCCAATTGTTAATCTAGAGAGATCCACTAAAGAATATAGATTATTACAGGTTATTGATTGTATTTCACCTTCTGAAAATCTTCAAATTAATGAAATTGGTACAGTAACATTATGAGTAATCCAAGTCAAGAAAAAAGACAAATCGAATCATTCGGACCTAATTGTTTTTTAGAAGTAGGTTCAAACGATCAAGGTGCAGCAGGTAATACTGCTATGCAGTTATGTTCTAAGAATGATGTTGGTCATCAGATGAATATTTCACAGCATGGAAGTGGATTAGGTCGTATTCATAATGATGGAACATTAGAAATTACCAGTGGTCAATTAAAAAAAGCAATTCAATCCGAGTCAGGACAGGGATTCTTAATAAATAATGAACATGGTAAGATGGATATTACTTCTGGTGGAAACATTGGAATTACAGGTCCAATTGTTACTATTGAGGCAAGAGATACATTAATACTTCAAGCACCTAATATTCGTATTGGTTTTTCTCAAAAAGGTAAGACTAAAAAAATTGATATGATTGCATATAGAATACATTGTAATAATCCAAAGGATGGAAATATTGCTGTACTTCTCAAAACACATAATATGTTTAAAGCTTTTTCTGGAAGCTATGTGACTGATAAGATCGCAGGAATGTATGGACTATGACTGTTAATCCCGATACCACTTTTTCAGGAAATACTATTGTCGAAGATCTTTATATCTACGGCAAGTTAATAGCGAATGAAGATGAAATAGCGGAATTTGGTGATGTTAGAGTTGATGGTACATTAGAAGTTGGTAGAAAACTAGGGGAAGGTGACGATACAGTTTCTGGTGTTGCTACTTTTCATGACGATGTATTATTCAGAAAGAATATTGAAGTTTTAGGTGAGACTTATCTTAGAAATGATGTAGTTATTGGTAATGTTACCCCTACGGCTGGTCAGTTTAATAGTCCAGCATTATTTGCTGATGTAATAGGTGGTCGGATAGGTATTGGAAGTTCCACACCAGAACAGTCTCTATCTGTGATAGGTAGTATGAGAGTTACTAGGGACATTTATGATTCCAATAATTCTTCAGGTTCTAATGGATATTATTTAAATCAAGATGAAGGTGGGATAGTTTGGCTTCCTGTAACACCTGCTTTTTCTGAAGGTATATTTGTTCAAGATAGTGGTGTTTATCTTCAACATGCTGGTGCTGCAGTATCTTTTACTGTCTTAAATTTTATTCAAGAAAATAGTGGTGGATTAGGAACTGATACACTTATACCTATACCAGATCCTTCAAATCCTACGTTTATTGGTCAAATTAAGACTAATGATTTATGGGGATATACTGGAGCAGGTAATAATGCTTCCATCTTTAGAATGACGAAGGTGGGTATTAATAATAATAACCCTAGTTCTCAATTAGATGTAACTGGAACTATTCATGCTACTGGTTCTGTTGACTTTGATAGTGATTTAAATGTAGATGGTGCAACACAACTTCAATCAACATTGACTGTTCAGGGTGTTACACAGATTCAAAATACTCTTCAGGTAACACAACCCGTTGATTTTGATCAAACTTTAAATGTTGATGGTAATATTGCAGCACAATCTGGTTTAGATGTAGATGGAAATACTACACTTAATGCTAATTTAGATGTCGATGGAACAACTATTCTTAGGGATACTTTAAATGTCCAAGGTGAATCTGATTTTGATGCAACATCAAATTTTGACGCTGAAGTAGTATTTAATGGTAGTGTAGAATATAATAGTATTATAAAAGATATAAACAATGATGATGGTGTTGGTGTTGCACAAACAGATTATCGTTTAGCATCAGTTGGTACAGGTATATCATGGAGACCATCTGGAGTCCAGACTAAGAAAACTATTTGGGTTACAAAAAATGGTATGGATTCTAATAGTGGATTATTAGAAGGTGATGCAAAAGCAACGGTTGCAGCTGCAGCAGCAATAGCAGTAGAAGGAGATACTATTAAAATTAGATCTGGTGTTTATCAAGAAGCAAATCCTATAGGATTAAGAACTGACGTTGCAATTACAGGTGAGGACTTGAGACTTGTAACTATTGTTCCTACTAATGCTAATAGAGATGTATTCCATGTAAGAAGGGGATGTATGATCGAGAATGTCAGTTTTGCTGGTACATCAAATACTGCTGAACATGCTAGATGTGCAGCAGTTGCATTCCCACCATTAACTCTATCAGAGAGAGCAATTAGTGGATACCAAGCACTTGGTCCTGCAAATGAAGGTGCATCAGGAAGATATAAGAGTCCTTATATAAGAAACTGTACTAACTTTATGAAAGGAAGTATTGGTATGCAGATTAATGGAGATTATGTTAATGCTGCATTTAGTGGTATTAATAGTCTAGGTCAAGATATTAAGAGTATGGTTTGTGATTCATTCACACAATATAATGAAGCAGGTATTGGTGTTTCTCTTACTAATAATGGATATGCTCAGTTGGTATCTATTTTCACTATTGGTTGTGATATTGCTATTTTTGCTAAGAGTGGTGGTCAGTGTGACTTAACAAACTCTAACTCATCATTTGGTAATTTTGGTTTATATGCTGATGGTGTAGGTGCTGTTGAGTTTACCTCTACAACAGTTACTGATGTGACTGCAGGAAGTGATACATTTATAATGAAAGATATGAAAGATACTGCTAATAATGTTAGAAGACCTTTTGATGGACAGGCATTTTTCTTTAAGTTGGATCTAGATGATTATAATGATGTTAGTCAAACAGGTATAACAACAGCACCATTAACATTTGTTAGAAATATTAAAATAACAGATGGTGGAACTGGATATAGTCAGTCTGCTCCACCAAATGTAACTATTATTAATCCTAAAGGACCAGAAGCAATTAAAGCAGAATTATCTGCTAATGTAAGTGTTGCAGGAACTATTACTTCAGTTGATGTAGTTGCTAGTGGTAGAAATTTCCTTCCAAATCAAGATATAAGTGTTTCTTTCTCTGGTGAGGGTGGAGCAACTGCTATTGCAGAAATGGATCCAATATATTTTACTGTTGCAGAAGCAACTGAACCAACTGTTTCTGGATTAACTACAGTTACTTTTAATGAATTTGTTCCTTATTCTGTATCAATGGGTTCTACTTGTGAATTGAAGAGAATTAGTCGTATAATTACCAGTTCACATTCTTTCGAGTATATCGGTGCTGGTAATGACCTAAATACTGCAAACCCCTTCCAAGGTGGAGTACCTAAGCCTGAAAATGAGATTGTTGCTATTAATGGTGGACAAATCCCATTTACAAGTACGGATCAAAAAGGAAACTTTAGGATTGGTGAAGGTTTAGTCATAGACCAAACTACATCTACGATATCTGGAAGAGACTTCAACAGAGCTATTCAAGCACAACTAACACCATTAATATTAGCATTGAGATAATATGGCAATTGCACCAGTAAATAAGTTTTTATCAGTAGCAGTTCCTGTAGCACCAGGAGAGCAGAAACTGTATGAAGTACCAACAGGAACTTCATCTCTTTTGCTGTACGCACAAGTATCTAATGTAGGAATTAATACATATCCAACAGTTACTTTAATCCATAGAAGAGAATCAAGAAGTACAGGAATAACACGAGATATAAGAGTTATAAAGGATATAGAGATACCACCAAATGATGCAGCAATTCTTGTTGATGGTAGATTAGTATTAGAAAAGACAGCAACAACTTTAGATAGATTGTTTATAAGTGGTGTTCAGTCTGGTATAACAACTATTACATATGTTCACTATGATGAACCAAGTGGTATTGCAACCCTAACAACAATGGATCCTCACGGTCTTGCTGTGAATGATCAGGTTACATTATCTGGTATTGCTTTTACATGTCCTAGTGGTTCTGGTATTACGACCACTATTTTCCCTGAACCTCAAGCATCTTATACAGTTGATGAGGTTGGTGTTAATACAGAATTTTCATGTATTGTTGGTAGTGGAAAATATAATCATGGTTATAATCCAGCTATTCATCAATTTGTTCGTGCAAAACCTAATTCTATTAGTGTGTTTGGTAGTGCAACAAAACATACTCCATATGGAGCAATATATGATGGAAATGTTGGAATTGTTACTCTCACATTATCTAATCATGGATTAACAGCACCTACAGCAGTAAGAGCAGGTGCAGGTACTACATTCACTGCAGCAACTGGTGTTTTAGATGTTACTACAACAACTACTCATGGTTTTTCAAATGGTGATTTAGTAAAATTAGAAGAAGGTGCTATCACATTTAGTTGTGATATGGATAGTAGAGGAACAAATCATGCTTATCCTAGATCTGGAGATCCAGCAAGTAGAAAATATTTACCAATATCTAATGTAACATCTAATGGATTTAGAATGAACGTTGGTTCATCTTCTAATACATCTCAACATTATTTCGAGGAAGGTGCTGTTAATGGTATAAAGAAAGCTACTAGTATTATTGGTATCACTACTGAATCTATGGTGTTTACCTGTAGTATGGATTATAATACTTCAGAACATGCTTATCCTAGAGCAACAGATTATGCTGGACAACCTGGACAATGGTTAGGTATTGATGCTGTAACCAACGATACTCAATATACTGTTGCTGCTGGATCAGGGGATGAGACAACTACTTATAACCCAGAAACTGGTATTATGAGATTATTCCTTAGTGGTGGTGCTCATGGAATGAAGAATGGGGAATATATTAAAATTACTGATTCATCATTAAAGTTTAGTTGTGATGCTGGACTTAGTGCTCATAATTATGTTGGTGGAACAGCAACTAATGCTGTTACTATAACTCAAGGTAGTGTTCAGAGAAATGTTACTGGTGCAGTTTATACACCTGCATCTGGTGTATTAGTATTGACAATTGGATCTCATAGTTTTACGACTTCTAATACAGTTACTATTGCTGCTAATTCATTAACATTCCAATGTGCTGCTGATAATTATGCAACAAATCATACATATCCTCGTACTAGTGATCCTGTACATAATACAGCAATAGCAATTACTGCTGTAGATCAATCTGGTGGTACTATTACGGTTAATGTTGGTGTTGCAAATGCAGGATCAGCATCACAAAAAGATTATCCAAGATCAACCGATCCTGTAAGTGGAAGATGGATAAAGATATTTGCAGTAACAGAGAATACTGTTTCAGTACAGGTATTAAATGATATTCCATCTACAAATATAACTCCTCATGCATTTGTGTCTGCAACATCTAGTGGTATTAGAAGAAGAAATGGAACCGCTAATGTTTATGTTGGTGTATCCTCTAGTGGAGGATCAGTAGCACCATTACAAATGGAATTCATTGGTAGTTTTCTAGAGAATAGCACAGCATAGTATGACAAAGTATCTTAGTGGAAGAATTAAGGTAAAACCAGTATCTGGTTTATCTACAGATAGATATAATTATTTGAGTTTAGATCAGGCAGAACCTAATCTTGGTGCTCCTATATCACCTTTACCTACAGTACCTTCTGGAACACAATATCAAATTATTGGTGTAGATGGACATCCTGGTAAGAGATATTGGATACCTATACAGGGTGGATTAATTCCAGGATCTATTAGTATATACGAAGAAGGATCACTTGTAGGTTCTTTAAGTAGTATAACTCAACTTAATTTTCTTGGTAATTCGATAACAGCACAAGGAGTCAATCTTGGTGTTGCTGCAACAATTACTGTTGCTCCTCCAGGTGTTGATAATAGTGTATTATTTAAAGATAGTGGAGATTTTGCAACATCTAGTGGATTAACATTTGATGACTCTACAGACCGTCTTAGTATTGGTGGTTTTGTAGATGTTGGTGGATCTAGACTTCATGTTACTTCAGTTGGTGTAGGTATAGGAACTACAAATCCTACGCAAGAATTAGATGTTAGGGGTGATATAAGATTAACTGGAACTATTGTTGACGAGAATAATGATCCAGGAACAGCAGGACAGGTTTTAATTAAAACTGCTAATGGTGGAATAGATTGGATTAATCAAGGAAGTGTATCTGCTGGTGCTGGTGGTAATATAAAGGATATTCAATATCATAATAGTTCTGGACTAATTGATGGTACTACTGGATTTATTTACGATGCTGCTAATCAACGTGTTGGTTTGGGTGTTGCTAATCCAACAGTTAGATTTGATGTTTCTGGAGATGTAAAAGTCAATGGAACAGTAGATACTTCTAGATTATATGTCTCTGGTATTGCTACATTTACTAATAATGCTAGATGGACAGATGGTGATAAGGCACAATTTGGTAATAATAATTCTCTAGAAATATATTC